CTTCTTTTCCATACGCTTAGCAGCAAGCATAGAAGGATTATAGTTAACAGAAGTAGGAGAAGAACCCATACCTTCTTTAATATCCTTACCTTCTAGCTTCTCTTCCATTGGGCCTAACTGTAAGGAGGCCTCTGTAGCGCCTGCAGGGAGGTCTTTACCATCACCAGCAAAGCCATAAGGGGATGCATCTGCACCCTCTTTAGCTGGATCGTAATGTACATCACCTGCAATGCCCTCAGGCAATACAGTAGGATCTACAGATAAAGGGAAACGTCCAGCACTGAATAACACATCAGTAATCTGACCATAGGCAGCTAGTACCTTAGTCTTAGTTACCTTAATGAATACGCGTGACTTCTCAGCTTCCGTGAACTTAACTGCATCACTATACACACCACGGTAATTCTTATAGTTACGTAACCACTGCTCTTCATATTGTCTACGTGCAGTCTCAGCTTTAGTAAAGCGTTCATTTACGATGTCCACTAAACGACTAACGTATAGCTTCTCGTCTGATGATTCCTTCACATCTTCTAGTGCTGCGGAGGTGCTGCCTAGTTCTGGTACTATTTCTTCTGCCATTTGCTACTCACAAAATGTTAAGTTAATAACCCATCACTGGGTCTGCTAAGTACTGACTGTTAGGTCTTGCTGTTGCTGGATCATAATCAAATACACCAAATCTAGGTCTGGACATAATGCCATACCTAAGTGCATCGTATAAGTGATCATGAGCGTAATTAGTATCTATATCTTCTGCATTCTTTTTATCCAGCGGTATAGTAGGAAGCTGTGATATAAGGTTACTACAATTATTAAAGATAACCATACGAGGCTCTTCAGTGAAGTCATCCACCTGTAGCCTTCTATGTAATTCATTCTTGCCTGAGATCCGTGTTCCTTTAGATCTATCTGATGGCCTCCAACGACAGCCCTTCACTACCATACGTTCTGCTATGCTAGGGCCAGTGTCACCACGCTTGTGCCAACATGAGGAGTCTAAGATGCCATACTGCATACGTCCATCACCCTTCTCTGCTTCTAGTATGAGGTCAGCTAAGTCTTCTGCCAACACCTTTGACACATACATTTCTCTGTAGACAATAAGCTGGTCATTCGGAGCGACAGCACACCATACAATTGCTGAATAAGAACTGTAACCATAATCTCCCGCTCTAAACTTAGTCCAGTTGCTAGGTATGTCAAATGGTTCCACAACGTGGATGTGTCTATTAAACTCAGGGAATGCAGCTCCTTCTGCAATATCCCAATCTCCTTCAAGCAACTGTCTCCGTTGCTGTTCTGGTAGTGAGAGCAAGTTAGCTTCATAATCCCCTGTCTCTGTCAAATAAGGATTATCAGATAACTTAGCAGGAATAAACTTCCTACGGAAAAGTGCCTGTCCTTCCTTGGAATGACCTGCTGGGTATACCATTGGATTGCCCGTTTCAGAGTCAGTGGCATCAAAGGATTCCCCATATGGAGCAGGGTCAATGAACATCTTCTTTACCCAAGCATGACCACGACCACCGGGGTTAGTAGATGCTCTCATGTAAATAGGAAGTTCAGGTGCAGTACTACGTAATCGTGATCTTAGGTAATCCCATGCGTAGGATGTACCCCATTGAGTCAACTCGTCAAAGCCAACCCAAGAGAATGATAGTCCTTGGTAACGTGATACGTCATCGTCTTTGTCAAGGTAGGAGAACCATAATCTGCCACCAGATGGGGCAGTCCAAGTCATCTTACGCTCTGACCACTTAATACCCGGAATGATCTTTGGATACATCTCTTGAGACTTCCAGATCAACTCACGTAATTCTTCTGTAGTGTGACGTAGTATCAGTCCAGAGAACTGAGGGTGTGTAATGTAACGAAGTGGGTCAGCCAACATTGCGTATGACTTACCACCACCTGCAGAACCACCATATAATACTTCTCTCTCACCAGCAGCTAGGAAGTCTGTCTGTGGGCCTTTGTTAGGTGAAAAGATTATGTTTTGTGTAGATACTTCTACTTCTTCAAGAGGTGTAGCTAGTGTAATACCTTCAGACGAATCGTCTATCGGCAAAGTTTCTTGCGCCTTTGCGGTGGACTTCGTACTTTTCCGCGATTGCTTTGGCTTTGGCGTACCTTTCGGCCCAGTAATTTGCGCTTCTAGCTTTAGTCTTGTTCTTCCTGTCACTTTCTTGTCTCTTCTTCAAACCCATGTGTGAGATACTTCTACCTGATTGTGTTGTTAGCCATGCGGCTACTTCACGGTAGGAATACAACTTCAAATGCTGCTTAGCTTGTTCTAGTAAGTCTAATTCGTCTGGTATTGGTACAAGTATATCGTTATCATCTTCACATAGTATGTACCCAAAGGGAACTGTTCTACCTATGCGAGGTATGGGAACCCATTCATATGAATCCATATCTATGTCAGGGAGTTCGTACTCACCTGCTTGGGGCATTGCAACTGCTTCCATGTTATTACTTCCTTTAAAGGGGGAAGCAGGAACACATAAGGCCACTCATTATTATATTATTATCTAGGCGTAAGTGCTTCGTGTTCCTGCTAATTCGGTTAAGACTCTTTGGGTGGTAGGAGCATGATGCCCCCTGTTGTTTTAACTTCCACCTTCTCTGTCTTGGCAAATCCTGCTCTATCCATCATATCTTTAGCAGCATTCATCTTATCTTTAATTCCTAACTGTGTAGGATCACGTAAGGCAGACACCATAGCTGTAGCAGCCATAGGTGCGTTACGAGCAATGTACATCTGTGTATGTTCAGCTATCTCGTCCTTCAATGACTTGATGATAGAGGTAGTAGATGTTGTAGGAGAATACCCAGCCAGCTTCTTAGCTTCTGTGATAGACCCGTTAGCCTCTTCAAAGAGTACTTGAAGGAATAACTGCTGCTGTTCTGATAGTGTTCTCATAAGATCTCTTTCTGTCTCTTTTCAAAGAGGTTAATAGCCATGTTTATCTGTTTGAATGTGTAGCGTTTGCCTGTCCTTGCGTGTAGTGCTTCTCTTACGTAGTACGTAGTAGAGTGAGGTAGGTCAGCTTGCATTAGTTTGTTCTGATTGAGTAGCGAATACATCCTTTCAAGAATCATATCGTCTGTTCTTGTATCAAATACATCTTTGTAATCATTCATGCTATACAGTTATATCCATTTTGAGTTAAATGTCAAGCTTTATTTTACTATAGGAGGAAATAAACTATAATTTAGTTCAAATACATTACATCTATAGTGTTGGCGATTAGTGATTTGAGTGAATGCACCGGAGGTGTTGGCGATTTAGCCAACTCTTACACCCTACACTTAAGGTGTTGGCAGATAAGTTATCTTAAGGAAGGTACTTTAAGTGCTTTTTCCTTTCTAGTAGTAGTTAGTTAAAGGCATTTAAGTGTTTAGAGGAAGGCACCTTATATGAGCACCTTAAGTGGAAAACAACAAGACAGTTATAACATAGGATAATCTAAAAGTCAAGCTTTATTTGAACACAATAGTAAGATAACCTACAGTGATGCACGGGAGATGTGTATAAGCTACGTGTATAGTCCCTGTGTTTTATTGAAAGTGGTTTACAGTTGTGTTTTCACCTTCTGTGTAGTAGCACATATACGCTAACGTAGGGGTACCCCATGGCCCCTGCCGCCCCTATCCAGAAACGCGCGTACACGCACACGCACACGCCCAGTGAAAACACGCGCATATACGCCCACATGCGGTGAAAACACGCGCATACACACGCCTATACAGTGGATATGGTAACTGTTACACAATCACTGCTATACATTTAGTGGAAAGTTTCAGTGTGGGTTTTAAATGTTGCATAAGGTTGACAAAGTGGGAATACAAATAGGTACCCCATAAAAGACATTACACATACCACCCCATCAAATACCATGCCGCACTGCCATTGCTAACAGATACCATGCAGCACAATAGCCCACACTATAACTAGACATATTCAATGCAGCACAATAGCCCACACAATAGATATACACTTAATCTAGGCACATGCAGCACTATCATTGACGGAATTCAGTCAACGAATTACCGCTTGTAAATCATACA